CGTCACCGCATCCTTGATCGGCGCCAGCGGATCGCGGCCATAGCCGAGAAGTTCCGAGGCCAGCAGCGGTTGCTCGGCCCCGAGCGAGGCGCTGGCGAATGGCATCTGCATGAAGCCCGAGGCCGGCGCGGTGCCATAGGTCGTCTCGAACGCGGCCGCGAGCTGCGACCGCGCCCCTTGGGCGCGTGCCATGGTGTTCTCCTTCGATTGTTGCGGTCAGACCAGCGGATCGGCCGTGGTGTAGTGAAGGACAACGGGAATAACCGCTGCCTTCAGGCTCGCCGCGCCCTCGACGGGCAGGTCAACCGGCCGCGGCGCTTCCGCCTCGACCCAGTCGCAAAGCCCGCCCAGCGTGCGGTCGACGGCGATGGCGGTGCCGATGCTTACACACAGCGTGTCAAAGGCCGCATCACGGTCGGCGCCTTGAACTACCGCCTCGATCTCGGCCCGGTGCTCGTAATGGTAGGCGAGCGGCGACAACGTCACCTCCGGTTCCCCCGGCTCGCCGTCGCGCTGGATCAGCAGACCCTCTGCCGGCACGCGCTCGGGCAGCGCCTCGCCCCGCAGGACGGTTGCGGGCAGCGCCGAAAGCCGCGCGCGCAGCGCGGCGAGGATGGTTTCGCGAGGGGTGGGCATGGTGTTCGTCGATGTCTATTGTCGGGATTTGGGCATCGCGCTCCGCCCCGGCGCTTCTCTTGACATGTACGGCGAAATACCGTACATAACAGATCGAAGGAGATCACTCATGTTCGCCAGCCAGAAAGCCACGCCGACCCCCGGCAAGATGGAAGCGCGCAAGGAATTGCGCCTGCATCGCGCCGATGAGGAGCGGATCCGGGCAGCCGCCGCGGCCACCGGATTGCAGGAAGCCGACTTCATCCGTCAGGCTGCCCTTCTGCGTGCGCAAGAGGTAGAACAGCGCCTGTCGCTCTCCATTCTGCCGACCGACGCCTTCGAGGCGTTCCGGGTCGCTGTCGAGGCCCCGGGCAAGGTGGTGTCGGGTCTGGCCCGCGCTGCCAAGGCTTCGAAGGGCCGGCTGAAGGATGCCGGCTGACACGCCGGCGGAACTTCCCGCCCTCACCATCGCGAAATTCGACAAGGCGCTGCACGACCGCAGCGCCTTTTCCTGCGGCTTTCGCCCCATCGACAACTTCCTGAAATCCTCGCTTTCGGGACAGATCAAGGCCGGCATGGTGCAGGCCTGGATCGCAACGGCGGACGACGATCCTGCCGTGCTTGGTTTTTACACGCTGGGCGCGATGGCGGTTCGAGCCAGCCTTGGCCCGAAAACATGGCAGCGCGCCGGCGTGCCGGATATTCCGGTGATCTACATTCGCGCCGTCGCGGTGCGCGCCGACATGCAGGGCAAGGGTCTTGGCACGGCATTGCTGGTGGACGCCATGCGACGCTGCCTTGAGATCGCAGACCAAATGGGTGCTGCGGCCATCGTTCTCGATGTGCTTGAGGACGATCATTTCGAGCGCCGCTGGAAATTCTACGCGGAACTTGGCTTTCGGCCGCTCGGCGACCCCGACAACCCGCACCGTGTGTTCATTCCCATGGCGGACGTCCGGGCCACGCTCGGCTGAGAGGGCCGTCGCGTTCACAATCGTCCCTCTACCCAGTTCGCCACGATCAACCCCGGCACGCTGTCGAGCGCGCGCTCGGCATCGCGGTCGAGGTCCAGCCGCTTCGGAAGCTTGACCTGCGGCACCAGCAGGAAGATCGGCACGGTCGCGCGGCCGCGGCCTGTTTTCGAACGGGAGGCGACACCGAGGCCTTTCGTGTTGAGCCGCCCGTCGGCGACAAGCAGGCTCGGCCCCGTCCGGCGATAGACGAACCGTAGTCGCAGCCCGCGCCGCCGTTCCCATTCGCTAGGTGTCAGCTTTGCCCCGCGCCGCCCTTTGCCGGCGGCGGGCAGCGGGATCGCCAGCCAGAAGCCGTCGCGCGAGCGGATCAGCGGGCCGGTGTCATGGGCGCCGACGATGACCGGCGCCTTGGACCAGACCAGCGCGGCCGCGTTCAGGCTCTCGCCCGCCTTTGGGTAGGTCTGGCTCCGGATGGAATTGGCCAGCCGCCGCCCAAGCCCGGCGCCGGTGATCTGCCCGCGCCAGGCGGTCTTGAGCCCGGTCCCGGCCTCGCGCATGGCCGCGGTGACGGCCTTCTCGCCCGCCTTCACCTCGGCAGCCATGGCCGCGACGATATCGGGGGTGATGTCGAGCTGCAGCTTCATTGCAGTCAGGCCGGGCGCAGATCGACGGTCCAGACCAGCCGCTCGCGGTCGCGGACGGGCTCGCCCTGGATGAGGAAGGCCTCGCCGTCGATCTCGATCCGGTCGCCGGGGCGCGGGTTTGCGACCTCGGCCACGCGCAGGTCCAGCCGGGTGGTCTCCGACCAGATCCGCGCGTCACCGAAGCCCGTCACCTCGTCCGGTCTGCGCAGGATGGCGCGCACCAACACCGGCGCGCCGCCGTCGGCGGTGTAGACCACGTCGCGGCCGAGATGCGGGTCAGTGAAGAGCACATCCATGGCCATGGCAAAGGCCGTCATCACGCACGCCGCGCCGAGCGCAGCACCTGCGGGCGGGTGCAGATCGGCAGCGGGTTCGACTCGATCTCGAGGCGCACCCATTCGTCGCGATCGCGGTCGGGGATGGAGCGGGCGTAGAGCGGCAGGCCGAGGGTGTTGACGGTCTCGAAGGTATCCGCCGGGGCGTAGTAGATCTCGAAGAGCCCCTCGACGCCTTCGGGGTAGAAGACCGCCTTGTCGGGCGGCACCCCGAAGGCGGCATTGCCCCGATAGCGGCGGAAATTGATCCCGCCGAAGCTGACTTCATCGGCGACGCGCGAACGCAGATCGGCGGCCGCGGCGGTATTGAGATAGGTCTCGCGCACCTCCTTGTGGGCGACGAGATCGGCGAAGAAGGCCGAGCCGCATTCGGCGCGCAGCTGCACCGCCCCGGTGGAGAGCCCGCCCAGATCGCCCTCGACGCTTTCGATCAGCGCCTGGCATTTCTTGCGCAGGGCCCCCGAGGCCGGCGACGCGTTGGCCAGATCGAAGTTCACCTCTGCCGCCGGCGTGATGGCAAACTCGGCGAAGTAGTCGATGACCACCGCGCCGTCCTTGGGATCGAGCACCTTGCCCTGGATGCCATTCAGCAGGTGATACTCGAAGGTGGCCTCGGCATCATTGCGCAGGCGGCGCAGGCGACGTGCCACCTCGGCCTGGATCTGCTGGGTTTCGGACTCTGCGCCAAAGGCCCGGATGCCCTGGATTTCCGAGGCCCAGAGCACGTCCTGCTTCTTGAACTGGCGGCAGACGAAGGCCCGCACATCGCGCCGTTCCGGCACCTGTTGATCATAAGTCGAGCCGCGCTCGGAGAACGGGATCAGCGACAGAGTGCCGTCGCGGCTCTCGATGACGACGGTGCGGCTTCGCACACCGCGATCGGCAAAGAGGCCGGACCCCGAGAGGGTGGCGGGCTTGAAGGGGATGTTTTCGAGCGCGCGGGTAAGCTCGATCACCGAGAAGGCGTCGGTGTCGAAGATGTCCATGGTGGGCATCGCGTGTTCCTTTCAGTGTTGAGGGTGTCAGCGCACCAGGATGCCGGCGGCGGCCAGCGCCGCATGGGCCGCATCGATCTCGGGCTGCGTCAGGGTGCCGGCAAAGACCAGGTCGTTGCCGTTGACGATGGCGGGCCCGCGCAGGAGCACCACCGCGTTCACGTCGGCCGCGGTGGCGTCTGCCTTGGCCCAGAGCACGGCGACGGCGGTCTCGGTGCCATCGACGGCCGCCGGATCATGGGCGGCGTATTTGCCCGTCGCGGTGATCTTGCCCAGCACGGTGCCGGGCGCGAGCACCGGGTTGGCGCCGCCGGTGGCGATGGTGACGACTTCGCGGGTGTAATCACGGAAGGCCTCCCAGACGAGGAAGCCGCCGGGATGGGTGGTTTCGGTAAGGATGGTCATGTCTGCTTATCCCTTGCGCTTGAAGGTGCGGTTGATGACGTCGCCCCAGGGCTTTGCCTGCGGTGCGGGCCCCGGTTGCGGGTGAGTGGCGGAGATGTCGGGATCATCAGCCGCGCGGGCATCGATCAGCGCCTTGCGGATATCATCGAGGCTGGTCTCGGCGGACAGGAATCCCGCCGCCATTTGTGGTTGGCCGGCAAGGCGGCAGAGATCGACCACGGTTTTGGCGTAGGCCATGGCTTCCGTGCGGATGGCGGCGCGATCAGGTTCCGGATCGGCATTGGACCCGGTGGCAGGTTCCGGATCAGGCTCCGGTTCAACCGCGATGGGTTCGGCCTTCGCCGCCACCGCCGCCACGATCGCTTCTGGCGTATTCCTGAACCCGCTCACATCGAACCGCGCGGCCATTCTCACCGGCGCGGCCATGGTATCAGCGAGCCCCATGTCGATGGCTTCAGACGCATCAAACCAGGTCTCGGCCGCCATCAGCTTGGCGATCTCGTCCTCCGCCTTGCCGGACTTCGCCGCGTAGCCCTTGATGAGCGAGGCACCTATCTTATCGAGCGCCTCGGCCATGGCCCGCATGTCGGCCGCCGTACCCATCACCAGACCCGAGGGATCATGGATCATCAGAAAGGCGTTTTCCGGCATGATGATCTCGTCCCCCGCCATGGCAATGTAGGAGGCGGCCGAGGCGGCAATGCCGTCGATGCTCACGGTGACATTGCCTGCATGGCGTTGCAGGGCGTTGTAGATCGCCACCGCATCGAACACCGAGCCGCCGGGGCTGTTGAGGCGCAGGGTGAGTGCGGCCTCGCCCGGCAGCTTGCCGAGATCGGCCAGAAACGCCTTCGCGCTGACGCCATAGGCGCCGATTTCGTCATAGATGGAGATTTCCGCGCCCTCATCGAGCGCGCAGATCGAGTACCAGGTTTTCATGGATCACTTTCCCTTGTCTGGATCAGTCTGCTTTTGCGGCGTCGCCCGCTCCCCCTGGGTTTCGCCGGGGCTGGTGCTGTAATGGAGCCCCAGAGCGGCCGCGCGCTCCGCATCTGCCGCATTCTCGCGGTCGATTTCCTCGATGTCATAGCCGGTGGCCTCGACCGCCTTGCGGCGCGACATCAGACCGGCTTCGATCCCCAAGAGTTGCGCCTGAATGTCTTTCAGCGGATCGACCCAATCCCAGCGCGGCGGGATCCAGTGCACAGGTTTGGCCTTGGCCATATCAGGCAAATCGAGTGCGCCAGACAGGGCGGCCGTTTCCAGCCAGCGCGTCCAGACCGGTCGGCAGAACTGGTGCGCCATGACACCGTGCTGCAACTGCCCGATGCGGCGGCGGAACTCGACCAGTTCGGCACGCAAGCTCGAGTAATTGGCCTGCCGCACATCGCCGGTGACCAGATGATACGGCAGCCCCAGCGAGGCCGAGATCGCCAGCAAGGTGCGATATTGAAACGCCTCGTAACCGCCGCCGACATCGGCGGGGCTCGAGAACTTGATGTCCTCGCCGGGTAGTAGCACCTGCAGGGTGCCGGGCTCCAGCGAGGCGATGCCAATGCCGGTGCCCTCGTCCTCGATTTCGCCCATCATCGGATCTTCGGGCGCGTTCTTCGTCACAAAACCCGCAAACATCGCGGCGGTTTTCTTCCGATCAAGCTCGGCATCGTCGTATTGGTCGAGCAGGAAGAGCCGCACCATGGCCGGCGCCACATGCGGCAGGCCCCTGATCTGTCCCGCATCGATGGCACGGTAGATGTGCAGCACGTCCGCGGCCGGCACCCGCGTCGTGGCCGGAATGACGTCCCCGCGATCCGTGCTATCGCCGGGGTGGCGGCGTCGGAAGTGATAGGCCACACGCCGCCCGATCCGGTCGAACTCGATGCCGCAGCGGATGCGGTTGCCGTTCGGCGCGGTCTCGGTTTTCTCGAAGGGCAGCATTTCCGATTGCAGGAGCTGCAACTGCATCGGCACCAGCAGACCGTCTTCTGCGCGGCGCGGCCGGATGCGCACGAAGCACTCGCCCGCTACAAACATCTCGCGGGCCACCATGGCCTGCAGCCCATAGAAATCCGTCAGCCCGTCAGCGTCCGCCTGGTCGGTCCAGGCGAGCCAAAGCCGTTGGACCCGGTCGCGCAACTCCCCGTCCTGGATCAGCGACGAGGGCTTGATTCCGTCGCCGACCAGATTGGCTGCGTAAGCCTCACAGGCATTGGCGGCGTATCCATTGGTGACGACCAGTTCCCGCGAGCGCGCCAGCAGGCGCGGCCCGCCCGCGGCCACCAGCGCGTTGATGTTCTCCAAGGGCGGGTTCCAGCCCCGCAGGCGACGGCGCGCCATAGCGCCTTCGAGGCGTGCGCGCACGGCAGAAGGGCCGCCGGTTTTCTGGCGGCGAAAGGCATCAAACAGGCCCATCACAATCCCTTGGTCGTGGTGACGCGGACCTGCCGAATGACCGACCGCCCTTCGAGCGTCGCAATCTCGCGGTCGAGCACGTCGATGGCACGGTCGATCTCGGCCAGGCTGCGGTATTCCACCGTTTTGCCGTCATAGCTGACCCGGGCCACTCCGCTCGCGCGCGCGGCCGCCAGGGCATCTCGGCGGGTTTGGAGTTCTGCCAGTGTGGCCATCGATCATCCCATGTAGTTCGAGCGCACGGATCGGCGCTGGCGCGCGGGTCTTTCTGGCCGGGACACCGCCGTCGCTGGCGCTCCCTGTTCGGGCGGGGCGACTTGCCGCTCCAGTTCATCCCATTGTTTGTCGGACCAGCGGTCGGCGCCGAGAACCCAGGCGGCGGCGCGCGCATAAACCCTGCAGTCCAGCGCCTCGTTCCTCTCGCGCAGCTTCTGCCATTCGAGCTTCGCAAAGCCGCGCTTGTTCCTCACTGTCACCAGTTGCTCGGCCACCAGCTGCTTGAGCCACTCGCTGTCCACCCAGCCCGGCAAATGCACTGCGCCAGGCGGAAGTATGGCCCCGGCAGCGATCTCTTCCGCCGTGGGCCGCTCCTGCCGCAGGAACCGATAGGTTTCGGCCTTGAAGGTCGAGACTGCCACCGTCCAGA